TGGAGGGATATCGAAATTCTTGAAAATGCCAGACAAAGGTTATTTTCGAGAAAAAAAGACACCCACCCCGTAAAAGGGGCGGATGCCTATAGGTGTTTATGAACGCCTCTTAAGAAAGCGCTATTTCTTAAAAGGCCTTAACCTACTTACAAACCTATCACAAACCGCTTGAATTAGTCAAGCGGACTAAGAATTAATAATATTGGATTTTTGCGAGAGTCCAATGCAGAATTATATGCAATCAAAAACATTAACAAAGGCTGCAACGGCGCAGTCTACAAAAAATTTGGCCAACTTTTTTATGCAGGTGGCCAATACCAAGCCGTATTTTAAAGCCGCTTTTGAGGGGTTTGCCGGATCAGGTAAAACCTACACATCAGCTTTGGTGGCAATCGGTTTACATCAAAAGATTAAATCGAAAAAGCCAATTGTCATGTTCGACACTGAAAAGGCGGCTAAGTTCTTAAAAAGAGTATTTAATGAAGCGGGGATTGAACTGTTGGTTAAGGAATCAAGGACATTGGCTGATTTAAAGGAGTCAATGCGAATCATGAGAGAAACCGGGATCAGTGATATTTTCCTGATTGACTCAATTTCCCATGTCTGGGAGGACACGGTTGAAGCGTTTAAGAGGAAAATGAACCGCAATCATCTGCAGTTCCAGGACTGGGGAATCTTGAAGCCGATGTGGAAAGCTGAATTTTCCGATCCATTAGTTAGGGATCCGTATCACATCATCATGTGCGGTAGAGCCGGATATGAATACGAGAATGAGATTAATGCGGACACCGGCAAAAGGGAAATTTATAAATCGGGAGTCAAAATGAAAGTCGAGGGAGAAACCGCCTATGAACCGGATATTCTGGTCCTTATGGAAAGGTTTGAAGAGATTTTGGGTAAGGATAAAAAAGTATATCGCCAGGCTACAGTCATTAAAGACCGGTCGACTTTAATTGACGGCAAAACTTTCATTAATCCAAACTTTGAGAATTTTGCCCCGGCCATTGACGATATGCTGGCCAATCCGGAAAGAAGGGAGGTGACTGAAACAGACTCAAGCGGTTTGTTTAAAACCGAGGAGGACAAAAGGCAGTATATCAGAAACAAAGAGATAACTCTGGAAAAAATTACCAATGAGTTATTCAAAGCCTGGCCAAGCACCGGTGCGGCTGACAAGAAATCACGGATTGAAATATCAGAGTTGGTTTTTAACACCAACAGCTGGGAGGAAATAAAACAGAAAGGTTTGGCTGAACTTGAGGCCGGACTCGAAACATTAAAAATAAATATTAAGGATCATTTTGCCAAGGAGTTTCCTGATGTGGCGAATGATAATAAAAACAGCGTAAAAAAAACGGTAAAAGCTAGAAAGGAGGCCAAAGATGCTAAGTAACATGTCTGTCCCGGGACTCATCTCGGAGAAAATCAGACTTAAATCAAGAATACAATCACGTAATTATTTACTGGGAGAATTTCGGAGAATCGTAAAACGAGAGAATGAGAGGGACGGCCATCGCATAGCAGAAATCGAAGCGATCCTTAAAGCCAAAGATAATAAAAAAAATACCTTCAAAACATTTATCTTGTTTTAGGTACAAGGCCCTTGCGGCCTTGTAGGGCGGAACCAATGCGAAATTCCGCGCTATAAGGCCGTAACAAGCCCCATGCAAAAAGATGAAGTATAACATCAATATCAATCAAATTATACTGGCCAAAACGGATCTCGATATAATCGATGGCGCCATTCTCGATTATTTATATTATCTCTGTTCATCAAGAAGTGAAAAAGTGGAAAAACACCGCCAGAACGGCTTTACCTGGGTTAATTTTGCCTATCTACTGGAAGAGATGCCATTACTCAGAATAAAAGCCAAAAGCCGAGTTTCGGAGAGGGTGAAAAAAATCGCCAAAGCCGGGTATATCGAAACCTGGCGGGAGGGTAATAAGCTGTATATAAAAATGACCGGCAAGGTTGACGAACTGTTCGTTAAAACGAACGACTTGGCTGAACCGTTCCTTAAAACGAACAGTTCCGTTCGTCAAAAAGAACGCAAAACCCCCTTAACCGTTCGTCAAAACGAACACAATCATAATACTAATAATCATATTACTAAATCCAACGTTAACGTTGATTTTCAAAATGTGGATAACTCGCTATCGGATACTCAGAGAGGGCAATTAGAATATCAGCTGGATAAAATAAATGATCACAAAAATTTAAAAGTCTGGCTCAAAGTTATAAACCAAATCGGATTTCAAAAAACTATTGAGATATTAATCGATGTGGGAGAAAGCACTACCGCAAAAAACAAAGGAGCTTGTGCCATGGGGCTGGCCAAGGAAGCAGGCTTTAAAAAATTTTTTAGACCGAACAAAGACCGACCATATGAATAATTTAAAAACTAAAATTCAAAATAATCTTTATCTGAAAGTTGATTTTAACCACAGCTTTCAGACCAAAAGCGGTATCCTGGCTAAAAAACCGCAGTTTTTTATTGTCGGCGCCCTGCCGGTATTAATCCGCTATCAGGACGGCAAAGCCGAAAGAGCGAACATTAACCGGCACATTGAAGTTCCGCGCGATCCGGCACTCAGGAGCCTGCAGGGCATGAAAGTGGGCAATTTTGAGGATATAAAAAGGTATAAAAAATACATTGAAGATATTATTGATAAGCTGGCCAGGGCTTATTTAAAGGTCATGAAATCCGGCAAATTCAATAAAAAAGCGATAAAAGATATTTATATTATAAATACAGAATCAAATGGCAAAAGAGGAGGAAATAAAAATTGAAGACATAAAACCATACGAGAAGAATGCTAAAAAGCACCCGGCTAAACAGATCAAACAGATTGCTGACAGCATCAAGGAGTTTGGTTTTAACCAGCCCCTGGTTTTGGATAAGAACAAAGTGATCATAGTCGGACATGGGAGGTTTGAAGCCGCTAAGTTGCTTAAATTAAAAGTAGTGCCCTGCATTACGGTTAATCTTCCAGCTAAAAAGGCCAAAGCTTATCGTCTGGCAGATAATAAGCTTAATGAGAGTGATTGGGAGATGGAATTGGTAATTGAAGAATTAAAAGAGCTTGATGAGAGTATTTTGGAATTAACTGGTTTTGACAAGGATCTTATAGCCGAGATTGAAGAGGATGAGTTTGATGCCGAAGAGGAGTATAAGAAAATCAAAAAGCCAAATGCAAAACTGGGAGATATTTATCAACTGGGAGAACATCGCTTAATGTGTGGTGATTCAGCCAAAGCGGAAGATGTTGAGAAATTAATGGACGGCAAACTTGGGAGAATGGTATTTACGGACCCGCCCTATAATGTTGATTACAAATCGCCGGGTGGACTAGATTACAGTTCAACTAAATTCGGCGGGAGTGGTGGCAAAATATTCAACGACAAAAAAACCGATAAAGAATGTCTGGAATTTTACACCGATATTTTAAAAAATTTATATAATCACACGACTGATGACGTAACGATTTATTGGTGGTTTGCCAATAAGAATAACTGGATAAACCGGCAGGCCTTTGAACAGGCTGGCTGGCATATGAGCCAGATTATTATTTGGCTTAAAAATTCAATGGTATTTTCACGCGGGCAGGATTATCATCGGCAGTATGAGCCATGCATGGTTGGTTGGAAAAATAAAAAGAGTCATTTTAAAAATAAGAAAATAAATAATTTAAAAGATGTATTTCATTTGGATTTCGATGATTTCAGCGAGCTGATGGATGTTTGGTATGAGAAAAGGGATGTTACGCAGAATTACGTGCATCCTACTCAAAAACCATTACGACTTCCCGAAAGGGCTTTAAAGAAAAACAGCGAAAGAGGAAATATTGTAGTTGACCTATTTGGCGGTTCTGGATCAACGCTTATGGCGTGTGATCAACTTAAAAGGAAATGTTTTTGTATGGAATTGGACCCCAAATATGTTGATGTTATTATCAAGCGCTGGGAGGAGCATACATCGCTTAAGGCTAAGAAATTATGATTTTTTACTGCTTGAGGAAACAGGAGGAGATTAAGACCGGCAAAGTATTCAATTATTGCATGAAAAAGAAGTGTAAAAATTACCGATTATTCAGGAATAAAGCGAGGTTAGAGAAATACTCTAAAAAAATAGAGATTTGGCGCAAAAGTTACCCAAATTAATGGAAAAATTTTTATGAGCAAATGTCACAAATGTCACACTATAAAAAAGGGGGAATCACGGGAAAACAGACCCAAGGTAATTGCTCGTACCAAAAAGAACAAAAAGTTAATTTTAGATGAGCTTGAAAAGAACAAGGGGATAATCACAATCGCCTGCAAAAGAATCGGCATTACACCCAAAACCTTTTACCGGTGGATTGAGGCTGACAAAGAGTTTGCTGAGCAGGTTGATGACCTTGAATGGGATCAGCGCAGTTATGTAGAAAGTAAATTAATTAAAAAAATTGCCAATGACGATACCGCCTCCATAATATTTTACTTAAAGAGCAAGCATCCGAAGTATAAGCCGAAAAGCGAGGTTGATGTAAATGATTCGCGGGAACTGGAAGAGATCAGGAATGATTATGACGGCCTGATTAAAAAGCTAAAAGTAAAAGGAGATGCTAAAAGTAAAGTTACCAAAAATACCGCCGGAGGAACGTGAAGTATGCTTATCACTGCTTGCTAATTTCAACATAGAAGGCTACCGGGCAAGCGAAGTGATAACCGCGGGGCAATTGGTAATTTTCTGGGCAATAGTATTTAGGCATTTTGAGTACATTCAAATCATAGCCTGTACGCAGTATGGAAAGAGTTTGATCGTGGCTCTGGCCTGCATTATTGTGAGCTGTATTCAGGGTGAACTGATTCCGGTAGTAGCACCGAAAAAAGAACAGGCAAAAAAGATAATGCGGTATTACATTGAGCATATTGGCGATAGTCCGATGTTCAGTTCACTTCTTGAAAAGAAAGATAAGATTGACATGTTAAGGCAGGAAGCCAGCAAGGACAGGATTGTTTTAAGAAATGGCGGAGGATTATTTGCTTTAAGTGTTGAAGCCAGAAGCGTTGTGTCGGGGGTCAAGTCAGTCATGGGAGAAGGCGGCCGGATTGTGATTCAGGATGAGAGCGCTTTGATTCCGGATGAGATTGAGGCCACGGTATTCAGGATGGTGGCCGGTAAACAAAAAATCGGGAATGAGCGTGTTCAGTCCTGCTATATCAAAATCGGCAATCCGTTTCACAATAATCATTTTTTAAAAACATGGAAAGATAAGGATTATTTTAAAATTTATATCGATTGTTATCAGGCTTTAAGAGAAGGGCGTTATACAAAAGAGTTTTTGGACAAGGCTTTGAAATTGCCATTATCGAATATTTTGTATAAGTGCTTATTCCCTGATGAGGATGATGTGGATTCAAAAGGCTACCGGAAATTGATGACATCCCGGGAACAGGAAGTGATGTACTGCCAGGAAAAGCCGGAATTGAAGAAACACGGGAAAAAGCTCGGGGTTGATGTAGCCAGAGGCGGGAACTGGACAGTGTTTGTCATCAGGGGGATCGATAAAGCAACCGGCAAACCGCGGGCATATATCAAGCGCAAGATGAAGACCCGCAACACCATGAAAATCGTGGATGAGATTAAGCTGATCTCTCGAGAGGAAAAAATTGACGATTATGACGTGTTTGTGGACGTGGTCGGTGTCGGATCAGGCGTGGTGGACCGGCTGGAAGAGGAGGAGATTTATGTTAATGCCTGCCGGGCAAATGATAAGCCGTCAGAAGAGGGCATGAATCTGTACATAAACATCAAGGCGGAAGCAAACTTCAAAGCCAAAAAAATGATTACCGAAAAAGAGGGCAGAGTTTACGGCTCTGAATTTGCCGAAGTTGATGAGATTAAGTGGAAAGTAGCCAGTGGTGGAGACGGCAAGATCCAGATGGAATCAAAAGACGATCTTTTGGCACGAGGAGTTCCCAGCCCTGATTTCTGGGATGCGCTCTGCTTTACTTTCTATGACCGCAAAGAAGCGGTACTGAGAATATCAAGTTTATAGTTTTTATGAATATTTTTAAAAGATTATACCAATCAATCGTTCACAAAGGAGCTGTGCCGTTCTCGTTTTTTATGAACACTGGCATGATGGCCAGAGTGATTACCAAAAGCGATGCCCTGGATTTTTATAAGTCCTGGGTATATGCATGTGTCGCGAGAAGAAGCATGGGTTTGGCGCAGATTGAGTTCAGGCTTTACCGGCTTAAAAAAAACGGCGATGTGGAGGAAATCCTGGAACATGAATTACTGGAGCTTTTGTATCGGGTTAACCCTGAAATGACCAAATATAATTTTATTCAGTTAAGCATAATCTACAGAGATTTACTTGGTGCCAGCCCCTGGGTACTGACCAAAGTTAACGAAAGCGATAAATATCCAAGCAATATTTACATTGCCCGGCCGGAATACTTCCGGGTGCAAAAAGACAAGAATGGACAGCTACAGAGCTACACCTATCAGATCGGCACATTCAAAAAAACTTATTCGCCGGATGAAGTGATATTTTTAAAAAATTATAATCCCCGCAATCCCGACCGGGGAATAGGCGTGATTGAGGCCGTCAGGATGACCGCTGAGAATGATGATTATATTTTGCAGTCAAACAGCAATCTTCTCAAAAACAACGCCCGGCCGAGCGGGTTTTTGGAAACTAGTAGCAATGTCAGCAGGGAAACAAGAAAAAGGCTTAAAAAGGAATTTGAGAAAGAATATCAGGGCTATGAGAATACTTATAAGCCGATGCTTCTTGAGGGCGGAATGAAGTATAAGCAGGTCAGCCTGCCCCCGAAGGATCTGGATTTTATTGAAAGCCGGAAGATGAACCGGGATGAAATACTTTCTATTTTCGGCGTACCCAAGCCGGTGCTGGGTGTGTTTGAAGATGTTAACCGCGCCAGTGCGGTTGCGGCCGAGTATGTGTTTAATAAATGGACACTGGAGCCTTTGGCCACGGAAATGGTTGAGCAGTTGAATGAATTTTTAGTGCCGAAATTTGGGACCGACCTCTGGCTTTCCTTTGAGCCACTGGCCCGGGATGATCAGGAAATGGATTTAAAAAGAAAGACTGAAAGCTGGAATAAATGGATGACTACTAATGAAATCAGAGAAATGGAAGGACTGGAAGCGGTTAATGGCGGAGATTATATTTATATGCCCTTGTCTAATATGCCGTTAATCGGAGGCGAACAAAAACAGGAGCAGTTTATAAAAATAAAGGCCGGAAGAAGCGGACAGATTAACCTGAAAACACAAAAGCTCATAAAGAGGCGGATATTAAACCGGAATCTGAGAATAAATAAAATCGCCCGGAAAGCCACGGATAAAATTATCAGTAAAATTGAGGGCGAGAAAAAAGTTGTTTTAAAAATAATTAAAGATAAAACAAAGACAGTAAGCGACGAGCAAAAAGAGTTGTTTTATAAATCCCGCATGGAACAGGAAGTGCAGCTGGAGAAATTATGGAAAAGCAAATTTATTGAATTTTTTGAAGCGCAGAAAATCCGCTTTATAGAAAGTTTAAAAGAGAATTACAAAAAGGACACTGCCGGAGATTACGGAGTCAGTAAAACCCAGGAATTACAGGCTACAATTGACCTGATTTCACCCCTGATGTATGAGACGGTTATGTCCGGCATAAGAGGAGCCAGTGAACTGGTTGGCGAGGATATGATTGTGGATATGGATTTTATCAGGGAGTGGTTGGCTAAAGTGAGCCAGGAAACCGGAGAAACGATTAATAACACGACTATAGATAATTTTGCCGAAGCCCTGAAAGAGGGTGTTGCTGAGGGAGAAGATATTGGGAAATTAAGCAAGAGGGTGGAAGCGGTTTTTGATTTTGCCAAGGATTCGCGGGCGGATATGATCGCCCGGACCGAAACATCCCGGGGTGTGGTAGAAGCGCACCGAAAGACCTATGAGCATTACGGCTATACTGATGTGGAATGGCTGTTATCGCCCGGCGCCTGCAGTTTATGTATTGTAAAGAGCCTGGAGGAATGGACGGTCAAAAGCATTGAGGGACAGATCCCGGGTCAGACTCATCCTAACTGCAAATGCGATTTTACTCCATTGTAATAATTTATTAAACACATCAACCATATGAAAAAACCAATAAAAAAAGAAAATAACAAACATTCCGGCGAAATTGAAAATAAGATGATCAGGGTGAGAGCCAGGGCGGAGATCAAAATAATCGAGCAGAAGGAAGAAAAAGACCAGGGCATTATTGAGGCCTATGTATCGATTTTCGATAATGTTGACCTGGTCGGGGATATTATCAGGCGGGGCGCTTTTGTCGAGAGCCTGAGGAAGAAACTGCCCAAGGGAGTCTGGATGCATAACTGGGAAGAACCGATTGCCAAGACTCTGAAAGGCGAAGAGGATGATAAGGGGCTTTTTATCCGGGCGCAGTTTAATCTGGAAACGCAGAGAGGCCGGGAGTCATTCAGTGATATCAAATTCGGCATAATTGATGAATTCAGCATTGGCTTTAAGATCCTTGATTATGAGTGGGACGAAAATGATAACCGGATTATCAAAAAAGTCCGGCTGTATGAATGGTCGCCGGTACTGGCCGGTGCCAATCCGGATACGCAGTTGATTAATGTTAAGGATGATAAAAAAAAAGAAGCCAAAGAGAAAACAGTTGACTACGTGGATGTGGATTATAAAAAAATGCGGGTGAAAATTTATTATAAAGGCGGTGAAGTGAAGCGGATCAAATTGAGTTATAAATATGCAAAATATTTAAAAGTCCTCGATAACAAGGGGGTAAAGGTCGAAGCCCAAGCGGATAAGCAGAAAATGCTCCGTATCAGGCAAGCAGTCAAGCAGGCTGATAAAGCCTGCGAGTACGTATTAAGAATAACTAAATAATCTTATGGACCCAAAGGAAAAAGAAAAAAATAACAATCAGGAAGTCAAGGAAATCACCATGAAAGAGTTGAACCAGCTGATTGCCGACGGAGTTAAAGAGATTGTCGGGGATTTGAAAAACGAGATTTTAAAGGAAACCCAGAAAGGTTTGGCCGACATCAAAAAACCAACTGAGGAGGATAAGGTAGAGAAAGCGGCTCAGTTTGTCAAAGACCTGTGTTTTGGCAAGCTGGAAGACAAGGCGATTGATACCGGCAATAACTCTTTCGGACACACCATTCCGACTGAACTGGCGGATTTTATCCTTACCAAAAAGGATAAAATTTCGCGCATGCGCCAGCTGGCTTATTCGTTTAAGCTGTCCGGCAATTTCCAGTTGCCGACCGAAGGCACAGGCGTTACCGCATACTGGGTGGATGATAATGCCAGTATTGACCAGAGCAATCCGACCATTGAGAAAAAGAGTTTGTCTGATTATTATCTGGCGGCCCGGGTATTAATCCCGCGCAAACTGCTTAATACCTCAGCGTTCAATATCGTTGATTTTATCGGCGAGCTCAGTTCCCGAAAACTGAGGGATTCGGAGGAAACAGCGTTTGTGGCTGGAGACGGCTCAGGCAAGCCAAATGGTGTCAGGGGCGCCGGACTGGGAGAGGTTGCACAGGCTGATGTTGATTTCGGTTATGATGATCTTCTGAATCTGTATTACGAGTTACCAGAACAGTACCGTGAAAAAGCGGTGTTTATGACATCCGGCGCTGGTATGAAGCTGATCAGAGCGCTTAAAGACAAGAACGACATGCCGATCTTTGATGTCCGGGATCAGACTATCTTCAACCGTCCGGTTCTGGAGAGTGCTGATATTCCTGGCAATCTGGGGGTAGGCATGGACGAAACGGAAATCCTGTTCTTTGATCCGTGGTATTACTGGATTAAAGACGGCGAGGAGATGTTTATTGATACCGACAAGGTTATCAGTAAACTGCAGACTGAGGTGGTAGTAGCGGAAGCGGTTGACGGCGTGTTTACCATGCCGGAAGCGGGCAAGAAACTGACCGGAGTAAAATAGAACTGGTTTATTGTTATACTCTCCGCCTGTGATTGAAGCAGGTGGAGAGGAAATAGTGAATTTATAATTAACTTAATTTTAAAAGCAAAGCTATGGCAAACAACAACAAAAACAATCAACAGCCTAATCAGGAGGGCGACAGCCGGGAAAATAAAGGCAGTGAAAGCAAGGAAAAAGCGCCAAAGAAAAATCTGACCAGAGTCAGGTTTAATCAGGCGCACACTCCATATTTAAAAGGTGAAGTAGCCGGACTGGAGCCGGAAAGAGCCAGGAAGCTGATTGATGCCAAAATCTGCTCAAAAGTATAAAGCATTGATGCCTGGTCCTTATTTTCGGGATCAGGAATTAAGGTTTTATAAATATGATTAGCGCAGATGAATTTAAAAATTATATCGGTTTGACTGTGAACGATTACGACAGCGTGATTGAACTTTTGATATCAGGAGCTGTCAGCTGGACTGAGGTCATGGTTAACAACAAAATTAAGGAGGGTTCGGTTACCGAGTATTTTGATGGTGATGAGACAGAAGGCGATGTTTTTCTGGATAATAACTTAAACCTGAAAGACCTGACCGTGGAATATGACAGCAATGGTAGCTGGGTGGCATTACCGGACACGGATTATGTTTTTTATAAAGACCAGGGAATAGTGCGGCTAAAAACCGTCAGGTCAGGTGAACTGAATTACAAAATAAGCTACAAGGCCGGATATACCGATTCAGACGTACCGGATAATTTAAAACTGGCGATTTTAAAACTGGTCGGCAAGCTATGGAATCAGCGCAAAAGCGACGGTATTAAAACCGAAAATCTGGGCGATGCCGGTATTTCCTGGGAAGAGCATTTATCGCCTGATATCGCCTCAATTCTTTCCCGTTATAAAATGTATTCAGTATGAGATTCGCGTTTAACAAAACATTAGTTGTTTACCGGTTGGTAAGCACTCCTGATAAAAAGAAGGAGATTTATGAGCTCCTTGGAGAAATTCAGGGCTCAATTATGTCGATCAAGGCCGAGGACACTCTCTTAAGCGAGGGCAATCCGGCCGATATGCTTAAGCTCTATACGGAAAGCCATTCAGATATCAGAGAAACGGACAGACTGGAGTGCGGGGGTGAAACCTATATCGTTAAAGCCATCCGCAAGCTGGAAAGAGGCGCGTTAACCAGAATTGAAGCCATAATTTATAAAACAAATAATTAATATGCCGTTTGAGATAAAGATTGAAAATATAAACGAGTTAAGAGAGGTGTTCAGGATGTATCCGCTGGCCGCCAATCGTGAGATTCAGAGAGGCCTTTTGGATGCGGGCAAACTTATTTCCGGACAGGAGAAAAGAGAATCACCGGTTGGGGTGACCGCTCATTTGAGGCAGAGTATCGGCATCAGGTTGCGTAGCGGGAGTGTAATTATTGTTCCTAAAAAAGAATACGCTGTTGCAGTACACGAAGGCACAAAACCGCATTATGTGTCGGTTAAAAGTAAAAGAGCACCCCTGCGCATCTGGGCGATTAAGAAAGGATTAAATCCCTATGCGGTACAAAAAAGCATAATGCGCAAAGGCATAAAGCCTAATCCGTTTGTGGACCGGACAATTGATAAAGTTAATTATCAGGTCAGACGGATATTTGTCAGCGTTTTAGAACGCATAATCAAAAGCATATGAGAAGCCAGATTTTAGATGTAATTTATAACAAACTGGATGCGATTGAAGATATCGCACAAGTTTATAAATACAACAAGGGCGAATTCAGCGAGTATCCGGTGGCCGTTATTTTAGGCACGGAAAACGTAAAGGAGCGGATGAGCGTTAAAACGATTTTAAAGCACTATAAATTCAAAGTGCAGGTAATCCAGGAAGTAAACGAAGAAGCCCGCGGACAGGAAGATGGAGAAAACCTGTTAAACAGTTTAAGCGATCAGATAGACGAAGCGTTTGATAATGATGACACTCTGGGCGGGGTTTGCGATGACGTACTGGTATCAAGCTCGTTTATCTGGGAAGACCGGGAGCTTCTGATGCGGGTATTGGAAATGGAAATAATCTGCAAAAAATTAATTCAAATAACATAATAATTTAATCAACAAAAATATGGCAGTCAAAAAATCTCAAATCGAAGACAAGGCCTTAAGGCCAGATAAGGAAAATGAAGATATTCCTGAAACCCGGGAAAATAAAAAAGAGCCGGGCCGGGAATACAATTATCCGGAACACAACATTACCGTCAAGGCTAAAAGCAAAAAGGAGGCGGATAAAAAGCTAAACGAATTAATAAATTAAATAAGCAGAACATGCCGTTCTTTTCGGTCGGCATGTTTTGAAATACAACAATATGACGGAATTAATAAAGCGCAAATTTAATATCGGCATTGGCAGAGAAACCGCCAGAGGAGTTAAGGTGGCGCCCAGCTACTGGCTAAAGCCTTTGTCTGAAGATATTAACGACAAAATCGAAGTAGCAGTCAGTGAGCGGGCTGTGGGGGTAATTGAAGACAGCGAGGATCAGGAAATCAGCAAGAAAATGAGCGGAGGCACGGTTACCGGCGAGGTGTTTGATGAAAGTTTTGGCCTGATTCTTTTAGCTACGCTTGGCCAGGTTGGGAGCGTGGAAACCGCGGACACTGGTGTATATGACCATGTTTTTGCGGTTCTGCAGTCAGCCAAGCACCCAACGCTGACGGTCGAGGTTAAAAGGGGCGACAATGAGCAAAAAGCTTATCCCAATTCGGTAATCGAAACATTCAAGCTGGATGCGGCCGTTAACCAGTATCTGAAGTATGAAATTGCCCTGCGGGGCAAGGCCGGAGTAGCGGAAGCCAATGCACCCGGATATATTACCGAGAATTATTTTTTAGGCCAGCATATCAATGTGAGGCTGGCGGATGATATGGCCGGACTGGCCGGCTCAAGCGCCATTGATGTCAAAAAGGTGGAGATCAATATCAATAAAAACATCGAAGATGATGATAAGCTCGGAAGCATTGAACCGGCGGATTTCTTAAATAAGCAGTTGACGATTGAAGGCTCAATTGAGATGAATTTTAAGGATACGGTATTAATGGATTATACCTTAAATGGCAACCAGAAAGCGATGCGGATTGAAATCGTAAACGGCGATGTTACGATCGGTGCAAGCAGTAATCCCAAGCTGGTTATTGACTTAGCCAAAATAAAATTAAGAGAGCCGCTTATTAGCGGTGATAATAATGAAATTGCCAAGGTAGCGGCCAGTTTCAAGGCTTTTTATTCAGCAAGTGACAGTAAAAGCATTGAAGCCACACTGACCAACCTTGTTGCAAGCTATTAAGCCTATGCCAGTATTAAAAGACATAAGAGAAGTTAAAAACATAAAGCTTCCCAAAAGCGGAATAACCATCAAAATCAGGGATGGCGTTCTGGCAACTGATGTGGAAGCGATTGAAAAGGAGGAGGGTGATATCAGGCAAACTTTGGTTCTTTTTAGTAGAGTAATTGAGGACTGGGATGCCACGGATGAGAAAGAACAGAAACTGCCAATTACACCGGAAAACGTCAATCTATTCAGCTTTGAGGATATTCGGTTTATTGTTGAAAGCTTAAAGTTTGTACAGGATTTTTTAGAGGAGAGCAAAGCTCGTGGTTCGAAGTAGCCAAGTTTGTCCGGATCGGTCATTTCAGCTATGAAGGCTTTCGCGCTTTTGTATGTGTGGAGATGGGCTGGACCGAACAGGAGTACCAGAATCAGCGCTGGGATTTTATCAATGAAGTTGCCACTTTCATAATAGAGCGTAATAAAAAAATAAATGAGCGACAACAAGGAACTGCAAATCATACTAAAAGCCGTTGATAACGCCAGCTCGGAAATGAAAAAAGTGAGCGAGGCTTTAAACGGCATGTCAGAAGGTGTAAAGACTACATCCAGTTCTTTTGGTTCCATGGCCAAGGCGGTGGCGGTCGGCAATCTGGCTTATAGCGCCATTGCCGGAACGATCAGCAAGGTGGCCAGCGGTATCGGCAGTCTGGTTAAGGAAAGCATCAGCCTGACCGGCCAACTGGGGCAGTCAAAAGCGGTTATTTATAAACTGGGGGAAAATAATAACTGGAGCAAAAAGCAGATAGACAGTCTGGTGAAAAGCATCAGAGAGGAAAACAAGGACATGCTGACCGCGATTGAACTGACCAAGACCGCCATTATGACCAATATGAGTGAGAGTCAGGCTTTGGAAATCGTGGCCCGGGGCAGGGATGTAGCGGCCGCTTCAAACAAGAATTCCAATGAAGCAATCAAATCCATGATGGAAGCGGTGGTTAAACTCCGGCCGGAGCTGTTAAGCGAATACGGCATTCAGATGAATCTGGTCAAGGTTTATTCTGATGTGGCCACTCAGCTCGGGATTAAAACCAGCGAATTGACTTACGCACAAAAATCGCAGGCCATGTACAATGCCATGATCGGAGAAGCCACCAGAATGGAAGGCTCGTACAGCGAGGCCATGAACAGCTGGTACAAAATATCGAACTCAGTTAAAGACGGGATTGTAAGCCTCAAATTAATTCTTGGAGATATGCTTGATAATGCTATGAAGCCGAGTATTGAGTATGTCTATCAGACAATTAAAAGTTTTCGTTCCTGGGCATTCACGGAAGAAAACGAAATCAATCCGCAACTCAAAGCCACAGCCGATATTATCGGGCAGGTTTTAATGACGGCCTTTGAGGGATTAAAAACCGCTATTTCATTTGTGATTGACGTATCCGGCAAATTCGCGGATGCAGTCAGGGCCGGGATGGATATTATTGACCGTTATCAGGGTCTTTTAACCATATTCAGGACATCCTGGGACAATGTGGCTCTGGTATTCAGGGAGAACTTGTTGCCGGAACTGCAGAAACTCTGGGAAGCCTTGCAACCTTTAATGCCGTTTCTGGAAACATTTGCCCAGATTATCGGTGTTATTTTACTGGGCGCTCTGATTGCGGTAACAAAGATTATTGAGGTCAGCTTAATTGCCCTGATTCAGACCTTAACCACCATTATTGAAGCGGCTAACGCAGGCATAGAAAAATTTAAGGGAATCTGGGATGCAACAACCACCACAATATCAAAAGTGATTGACTGGATAGACAAATTGATCAGCAGTATTCAGAGGCTCAATATCGTGCAGGGCGCGAAGAACGCCATTGGCAATACGCTGGGATTCGGCGGAGGCCGGGCAGTCGGCGGATTTGTCAGCCCAACTAAGGCCTATGTTGTCGGTGAAGCCGGGCCAGAATTGTTTGTACCGGGCGCAAGTGGGAATATTATTCCTAATAACCGGCTAGGCGGTAAGAACACGGTGATTAATGTAAATATTTCAGGCAATACGATTATGGACCGCAAAGGAGCAGAGCGGATCGGTGATTTAATGATCAAGAAATTAAAAGCCAGCAATTTACTGGGATAGCTGTATGAATATAATTGTCAAAATAAACAATGAAGAGAAAACCAACCTGGTTGACTGGGAAAGTTTCGGAATTGAGGACAATATTAATGACCAGCCTAATTTGTGCAATTTTACAATTAAAGTTTTTGAGGGGCAGAGCTATAAGCCGGAGATAAGTGATGTTGTAGATGTATTTGACGGCGAAGAATTGATATTTGCCGGCAAAATCATCCGGGTCGCCAATTACGCCGAAGGGGATGTGGTTTATTACGAGATTGAAACCAAGGATTATACTTTGGATCTCGATCGGATTCTGGTAATTGACCGCTTTGAGAATAAAACAGTTAACGAGATTATTTCCTATATTGTTGATAATTATCTGGCCGGATTTGGCGTTACCTATAACCATGTCAATTGCGATCTGGAAGTTACGGTAGTTGCTTTTAATAATCTGAGTGTCAGCAAATGTCTGACCGAATTGTGCGAGCTGTTTAATTACAGCTGGTATATAGACTATGGCAAAGACATTCACTTTTTTGCCAAGAATGATGAACCGGCGCCGTTTAATATCGCGGACGGCAGTGATAATTATATCCGGGACAGTTTAGGGATTGAGAATGATTTAAGCCAGCTTAGGAATGTAGTAATTATTGAGGGCGGAGAAATCACATCAGATAATGAACGGACAAAACCGCATACCGGGGACGGTAATCAGAAAAGTTTTGCCACAGATTATAAATTTTCCAAAAAGCCGACAGTTTTGGTGAACAGCGTGGAAGTAACGGTTGGCACGGAGTTTTTGGATAGTGATGAGAATTTTGATTGTCTTTGGAGTTATAACGAGAAATATGTGCGGTTTGTAATTCCGCCGTTAAGCGGTGATGTAATTGAGATTAGCGGATATTATCTTATCCCGATTATGGCACAGGTTGAAGATAATGCCAGTATTTCAAGTTACGGACGGTTTGAGTTTAAAAAGATAGATAAGAGCATAAAAACCACGGAAGAGGCCAAAAAGTATGGAGAGGCGCAATTGTCAGCTTATGCTAATACAATCAGAGAGGGGGAGTTTAGAACATATATCAGCGGTTTAAGCTCCGGGCAGACAATTACGGTTAATCTGGCCGGTAGAGGCATAAACGAAAGCTTTTTGATTATGAGGGTGTCTTTAAAAATGTTTACTGCCACTGAGGGAGAATGGACTGTCGAGCTGGCCACTTTAAAAACTTTAGGCATGATTTCCTTTTTGCAGAGCTTATTGGTGGGGGAAAATAAAAAAGTTACTTTAAACGAAAATGCGGTTTTAAAGAAATATTATCTTGATTATCAGACAGTGCAGGTTCGGGAAGAGATAAATCTGGCTTCAGAAGAATATGATCATCAGACGGTTGAAGTAGAGGAATCGATTGAAAAGGATCCCTTTGGCGCCGGAGTCAGACCAATATTTGTCCTGGCACCGTACCAACCATTGGGACACTCGGACCCGGAAAGGGAGTTTTGCCTGGATACCAGTGAATTAAGTTAACTTTATGATTATAAAAAAACACACAAAAGAAAATGCACACGCCATCGGTGATATTACCGCTAAGTTTTATGATCAGTCAAAACTGACCAAAAAAGACCGGTTGTTTAATAAAATGATTGCCAGATTAAGGCCGATGTTTCCCGGCATTATGAGATTTTATATTTTAGGCAATTTAGTACAGGAACAGCGCAGGTTTAATGTAATCTGCAATGGCGGATTTAACGCCCTGATCAAAAGGCTGGTCGGAGACACTTCATATACAGGACATATTAATAAGGCACTACTCGGGACCGGATCAGGTGCGGCTTCAGCTAATGATACGCAGTTAATTGTCGAAGATTATCGCAATGATATGGCCAGCGGAACAGACAGCTCGAATGTGGTTTTATTGACCGCCTTTTTTACTGAAACTGAGTGTTCGGGAGTCTATACTGAATTCGGCAATGTGATTGACGGCGATGAAAATCCGAATACCGGCAGGTTATGGTCGCATTTGACCGGCCTCAACTGGGCGAAAGATAATAATACGGTTCTGGTGATCAGCCAGAAATATACCTTTATAAGCGTATGATTTTAAATATTAAAATTGAAGTCAAGGACAAGCTGGAAGCCTACGATATTGTGAGCAGGCTGGGGCTTCAGCATGAAATGCTGGAAGCTGAATTTGACGGCGCCAAAGAGATTTTTGACAAAGAAAACAGACCGGCGTATTTTTTGAAAAATAAAAAGAAGAATATTGCTAAATACAGAAGTTATGAGTTTAAACAATAAACAAAAACAGGAGAAATTATTTGCATTTGAAATAAATGCCATTTTAAAAGCGATCAGAAATTTGGCGCAGAATATAATTACTTTAAATCAGACCAGTCATTGGGAATATATCAGTTCGGCCAGCGGGTCGAGTATTGAAGTACCAGCTGGTGCTAATTTTGCAATTATTAATTTTTCCTGGTATCCGACAGGATTTTCAGAACAACACAATAGTCAGGTGGTTTTAGCAAAAGATGGCAGGACTTCAGTAACTCACAGAGAAGGCAAGTTATATACATCGTCCGGCACCAGCAGTAGCGGGGTGAGCATAACTTGGAGTGGATCAACTATTACAATTTCGACTTCAGGCAGTATCACTTCAACATCCATGTCCATGTCGGCCGCTTTTTATACTTAATATTTTTTTATGTCAATACGACAGCTAATAGGAATAAAACAAGATAACTTATTGGACAATTCAATTGTGGATGAGTTATTCGATAATTTAACAGACGAAGCATTAAGCGGTCAGACTGACATTAATGTTGGTGATGGTTCTCAGTTTACTGTAGGCGAAATGGTTATAGTTTATGATGGTGATGGTACTTTTGAAACGGCTACAATTCAGTCAAAGAACGGCAATATTTTAACCATGACAGCCAATTTGGTGTATTCCTATCCTCTGGGGGCTCTAATTGGCAAATATATGGGTGTGCTGGATACGGGAAATGGGAAATATATTCGTCCGATTGCGCCTGAGCTTGGGGATGGCAGTGATGGTGATTTTGTTAGTTCCGGAAATATTACCTGGTCGAGTGAAATGAATTTTAACAGCGTATTGATTCAAAGCGGACATACTGTATATGTAAATGGTAACTTTAATATTAAATGTCGTGGAGAATTCAAGATTGAAGCCGGTGGAGTATTGAGCGCAAAAGGAAGAGGACATTCCGGCGGTTCGCACGGTTCGCCGTATGCCCAGCAAGGATCATCCGAGTTAGGAACAGGAAGTAATGTGTCTGGTGGAGTAAGAAACGGCGGAGGCGGTGGTTGTGCTGATCCCAGTTCGCAAAATTCCGGCGGAGGCGGTGGTGGAGGAGGATATGGTTCAGGGGGTGGAACAGGCAACCTAATATCCGGAGACGCCGCAGGACAAGGTGGGGCAACGTATAACAATGCTGAGTTATCAACTTTTACCTTGGCATATTTAAGAGGTTCAGGCGGAGGCGGTGGTAGTGGCGGTATTTCAACAAAGGCTGGCTCAGGTGGCTCTGGCGGGGGAATTATCAGGATACAAACCAAAACTTTAGTAGTTGAAGGAGAAATTGACTGTAATGGAAACGATGGCCAAGATGGGCAGGCTTACAGCACAAGCTTTCGGTCGGGCGGGGGCGGTGGTGGTGCCGGAGGAACGGTATTTATAGTATGCCTTTTGGGAGCATCAATCAATTCTAATCTAATTCATGCTAATGGTGGTGTTGGTGGACTGGGCTATATTTATGGAACCTTAAGTTCTCAGGGTCAAGGAGGTCATGGCGGGAATGGAAGAGTAAGAATTGAAGCCGGAGTGATATCCGGTACCAGTTCACCAACTTTTGCAACCGGCTATTCTTCAGGGGCTGAAGGACGGACAAAATATGGCTGGTATTTTACACAGAATATTGAGACTGAAAATGAAACAATAAATGTTAATTGCTATGTTGAGCAGAACATAGTTGAAAAGAAAAATCTGGCTGGTGTGGCAAGCGCTGATCAGGCTGATGTTGAGATATCAGATGCTTCTCAATTTGAGGCCGGGGACAGGGTATTGATTAGGGAGAATGAAAAGCTGGAAATAAAAACAATTGATAGTATCGCCAGTAATGTTTTATCAATGACTGAAAATTTAAAATACAGCTATACCGCCACAGCTGTAATTATGAGAATTGATGTTCAGGGAATAATTAGTCTTGTAGATGCCGGAGATGATGAGAATTTACAGGATATGGAAATTAAAGACGTAGAAATGATGGAAACGGATATTTATAAATTTACATTTGCGAAATGTATCAGAAATAATGCGGAAGAGGGAGTTGGCATGAAATTGGTCGGTGCTGTCAGATTAAAAGGTAGGAATACCGGTGAAACGGTTGACGTTTCCATTAATGAAGTCAGCTGGATGTGGTTTTAACAATTAATTATATAAATCGTATGGATTACACAAAAGAACTATTATTATCCGTGGCCACTATATTTGTCAGTACCGGCGTGGCTGTTATTCAGAGTAATATCTGGCAGGGGACGGTATTGCTCCTGATCGGCGTGGCAGTATTTATCGGTCGGGGCTTTTACAAAAAATACTTAAACGACAAATAGCATGGACAAACTGGATCTGATTCTTGATAAAATCAAGGATCTTAAAAATGACAACTCCAATGAGCATGGCGGTATTATCAAGCGTCTGGATGAAACCAATGGCAATGTTAAGAAAAATACCCAGTTCAGAATTGAGATTTCAACTACTATTCGCAACCTTAAATGGTTTATCGGACTTTTGGGGGTTGGGAATATTCTGAATTTAATTTACATGATAATAAGAAATTAATATGACTCCAAAATTTATCATGATACACCACAGCGCTGTATCGTTTAACAAAAATTCTGATCAGTTCGAGGCGAATAATAACTATCACAGGGAGAAGTGGAATTTTAAAAGCAGTCTGGGTTTTTATCTGGGTTATAATTATGAGATTGCCAAAAACGGCAGGGTACGTCAGGCACGCAAGGATGGTGAGCAGACAGCGGCCTGTTATCAGTCGGATATGAACAATGGCCAGTGCATCCATATTTGTCTGGATGGCAACTTTGAGGAGGAAAAGCCGGAACCGGCTCAGATTTTCGCTTTGCGCGATCTTCTCAAAAAGCTGACTAAACAGTACGGTATTGCCAGAGAGGGCATTGTATTTCACCGGGATTATGCGCCAAAGACCTGTCCGGGCAAAAACGTGGATATTGATTTTATCCGTAGTTTGGTGGAGACTGTCCAGGTTGAAAGCAGTAATAAAGATAAATTGATCAAATTACTGGAAGAAGTACTGGAAGTGGCCAAGGGGCTATAAAAAGCGTGTAACCTTGGTTATTATTCAAGTCTTGCCAAGTTTTTAGAAATACGTTAACCTCCCCCCGACATCAAAAATGTCGGATTGAGGATTTATAAAACATATGTCTAATTTTATCTACGATGATGGCGGCAGGGAAAAAGCGGGCTATAGAGGGAAAGCTGGTGACTGCGCCGTTAGAGCAATAGCAATTTCTATGCAAAGACCGTATCAGAAAGTTTATGATGGTCTTTGGGGTGAAGCGGAAATGTACGCATGGCAACATAAGAATAAAGTTGCGCAAAAAATATTAAGTAAAGGACCCAACCCGAGATACGGCGTATTTAAAGAGGTGTATTCTCAATATATCAAAGACTGGAGCTGGGTGTGGGTGTCTTGCATGACTTTCGGCTCTGGTTGCAAAGTCCATCTTAATAAAGAAGAATTGCCGGGAGGTAATTTAATTGTTAGGGTATCAAAGCATCTAGTCGCCGTAATCGATGGGGTTATTCACGATATAAGTGATTGTTCCCGCGATGGCACGAGATGCGTGTATGGATTTTGGTATAAACCCAATTAATTATGAAGAATATCACACAAGAACAATTTAAAGCGTATGAATCGGTCAGACGGTCTGGTGCGACCAATATGTTTGATATTCGCGTGGTTTCGGATCTGTCCGGCTTGTGCCGGAACACTATTTTACTAATCATGAAAAATTATGAAGCGCTCAAAAAGAAGTTTGAAAGATGAGATCAGGAATGGAACAAGTTTGCTGGAAATAATCGGCGAGAACATTGATGTATATGTCGAGCTTTTTCATGGTTCGTATTATCGAAATAAAAAGCGGACAAGGAAAGAGATTATTAAAATCGTTATTGATGATTTGAATAATGACCTGGAAAAATTATGAATAAGACTAAAACCAAAAATAAAATATTATTAGGCATCGGTATTTTGAATTGGGACCGAGGGGAGCGTGTAAGTGACAGGTATGGTTTTGTAAAATTATTTACTTCAGTTAATAACGAAGAAACGCTGTTGTTTGATAAATCCCAGAATGATAAAAAGGGCAGATTAATTGCCGAAGTAATTAGAACCCGCAAATCAGATCATATTGGTGATTTGTTTCACGGTGTATTTCCGGTTACTCCAAAGGTGGGAGAAAATATTATTTTGGGAGATGGCGCATTGATAGTTGACGATGATGCAGTCGGCTTGATTCCGAATGATGGCCGGGAAACGCTGTGGCTGGATATCGATAAACTATACAGGGCGCATTTGCAGACTGTTAAATTATATTTTGAACATGACTAAATCAAACATAAAAATCAGGCCAGCTAAATTTAAGGAGGTTATCGGCGCTGGTAGGATTGGATCAGTATTTGCTACCTTGGATCAGCTTAAATCGGTTTTTGGTGAACCACACGACTGCAGAGCAGAAGGCGAGTGGGAGAGCCGTGACAAAAAGGTTAGACTTGAATGGGCTTTTGTGATTAATAACAACAAGAAGCTTGTTTTTACGATTTATGACTATAAGAGCAGGCATCCCCTAAATCAGATTAAGCGATGGAACCTGGGAGGGAAAAGCGAAAAAGTAAAGGACTATCTGAGTAAAAAATTACTGGTTGAATAAAATCACAAAAATTATCATAATAAACCTGAAAACCTCGCTTCAAAGTGAGGTTTTTGTAAATGTTGATTTTATTTTACTAATTTGATATAATCTGATATAGTTAATGTATCAGATAAATATATGGTAAAAAATAGAAATTTCGACCAAAGATTACAGAATATTCCTGATAATATTTGGTCTATCATAACACAAATTGATCAACTGCAAGGACAATGGATTGCCGGGGCGAAATTAAGCCCCCAGGTTTTAGGCCGTCTTAAAAAATCTGTTTTAATCACTTCTACGGGTGCTTCCACCCGCATTGAGGGAGCAAAGCTAAGTGATGAAGACATTGAGAAAATGATGAGGGGCATCTCCATTCAAAAATTTACTGATAGGGATAAGCAGGAAGTTCAAGGATATTATGAATTATTGGAAAATGTCTTTAATTCATGGAAAACACTCAGTTTTAACGAGGGGACTATCAAGCATTTTCATAGTGAGTTGCTCAAGTATGTAGATAAGGATCAAAAGCATAGAGGCGATTATAAAAAACAAGAAAATAAAGTTCACATGATTAATGAGACTGGTGAATCAGTGGGTGTGCTTTTTGATACTACTCCTGCTTATCTTACGCCGAAAGAAATGCAGGAATTGGTTGAATGGACTAATGAAGCCTTGAATAAAGGGAAATACCACGTACTTTTAATCGTGGCTAATTTTATTGTTGAGTTTTTGAAAATCCATCCTTTTAGAGATGGTAATGGCAGAATATCACGAGTTTTGACAAATTTACTGCTTCTTCGCGAAGGCTATGAATATATGCCATACATATCCCATGAAAAGCTAGTTGAGGACAATAAGCCGGAATACTATATTTCATTACGCAGAAGTCAAAAGACAATAGGAACCGACAAAGAAGATATCACTGAATGGCTTAAATTTTTCTTTACTATTTTTTTGAAACAGTCCCAGATGGCAGTTGAATTGCTCTCCAAAGAAAATATAGAAAAACTTTTAACCCCCAAACAAATGGCCGTTTGGCAGTATTTGCAGGAAGCCGAAGAAGCCGCCACCCCTATGGAGATTGCCAAGAAAACCAAAGTTGCTCAACCAACAGTCAGGCAGGCATTAGACAAGTTGATGCGGCTTAAAAAGATTGAGCGTGTTGGTCAGGGGCGTAGCACTGGTTATATAAAATTATTAAAGATAGGTGATAGGAGGTAACTTGATTTTTCCCTAATTTTATTATATATTATTAATACAATTCAGACCTAAGTCTTATATTTAAGATATGGTCAAAAATCCGACTAAGGTGTAAAGAACTCCTCGTTCAGCATACCTTAGTCGGTCGTGGCTCGAAAGGGTTGCGGGTGGTCGCAAGATCGCCATCTGGCGGGGAGCTTTTTGCTATTTATAACTTTTTTAAAAATATGCACAAAAAAATTTATTTCACGCTAAGTATTTTATTAGCGGTATTATTCCTGGGTGGTTGTTCCAAAGTCGAGCAAACCGAAACTGGAACAAAAATCACGGAAAATAAAATAATAACCGATGATGTGAGTTATGTTGACGGTGATTCTGAAGTAACAATCCATAGAAACAAGGCAACAAAGAATGCCAGTGTTGCCATGAAATATAAAATCAAAGATGAAGATGAGTTTACTGATTTTTTTGGACAGAAAGTAACATCTTCGCCTTTTTTGATTAATCTTACTTGCGCAATGTTTAATGCGGCTGTTTTTAACCCAGAGTCATTAAAAGATTTGCAGGAGTCAGACGATACTGAGTCAGAAAATAAAATGAATTCATATCTTGATGGTTATACGACTAACAAAATATCAATTGAATTTATCGACGCGGAAGATAATCAACCGATCGCTTCCTGCGAGTCAGAAAAAGCCGGCAACGAAAATATTAAATTTGATGTCTCAAGAGATTATTCCGATGTTGGTTCTATGTTCGGTGCGGAAATCGGAAAATATGAAGAACAAACGGATAGTGAAAATAATTAATATTTATAAAACATATGGAAAATTCTAAAAAACATTTAGTTTTAAAAATTCTGTTGGCTCTTTTTCCTGCTTTGCTATTTACGCAAAATTACGCCTGGATGACAGCTAACAATAAAATAGGTATTGGGTTTATTTTGATTTGGACTATTTTAATTTGGAGTACTTGGAAATTTAATGAAAAAAATCATATCATGGAAAGATGTTTTCGCTTGTCTGAAATAGCATTATTTTTGCTACCTGTTTCTGCAATTATTCTGACTTTTGTTATAGGCTCACAGGCTATCAATTCCACGTCTGACAGTTTCGCACAGGCCGGTGTTGCGGTTGGAACGGCAATCGGCGGGACATTCATTATTTTTATTTCCTTTGTAATCGGTATTGTCGGCGGTATTATAATGCATTTAATAACTAATAGATACGAAAAGAAAGCGGAAAAATCAGAAGTTTTTCAGGATGAAAATTTTTCAAATAAGCATGGATTGATTATAACCGTTTTAGGCGTTTTTCTTTTGGCGATTATTCTTGGGAATATTAAGGAAGAAAAGATAGCAGAAAATAAAGCGGGTGGTAATTCAAATCAGACCGCAAACGTTGAGTTGGCAAGTTCGCAACATGATAACGAGCCAGCAGAGCAAGAAAAAGTTAAAGAAAATGAAGTTGATATAAAAATAAATAAAAAGGATTTTGTAGAGGGCGATTTTTCAGATTGGTTTACTATGGACTTGGAATTTACAAATAAAACTGACAGAGATATCAGAGGAGTAGAGGGTCTTTTAACTCTATATGATATCTTTGACAATGAAATCAAAAGCGTCAAAGTTGCCTACGACCAGCCTATTCCAAAAAATTCTTCAAAGATTTGGAGCACAAGCTTGGATTATAATCAATTTATGGATGAAGACACAAAGCTGAAAGATACTAATTTAGAAGATTTGAACTATAAATGGGATGTAAACAAAATAGTTTATGCAGATGAGCCCCAGTGGCAAAAAGATAAAAATGAAAAGGTGGATTTGGCTGTTGAAGAAAAAGGTTATTTCGAGGGGGATTCTCAAGATCAGATTACAA